AAAGGATGCCAAAACTGCACGCTCTATTATTATAAAGGGCTTAGATGTCAGTGACAGAAAGTCTTTTATGTGAACAGACTAGGCAGGGCATGAGGATGCTGTTAGTTCAATTCTAACTATGTTCAAAATCTATTGATACACTATATTAAGTATTTGAATTGAGATTAAAATCTCATACAATTTTGTATCTTAATTCAGAGGTCTAAAAATCGGGTGGGGCTTGGTAACCTCACTCAACATGCAAGTAGTGGTTTAATCTAGGTTCGATTCCTAGAACTTGCGACATAATATGTATCTCCCCTTTGAAAAGACTAAGTTTGGGTAAGCTTAGTCTTTTATTTTTTTTAAGAAGGAAAATGGATTTAATTGTTGTATTTTATATAAAAAAGAGGATGTGAGCTAATGTGGGGATATTAGAAGGTGCTGAGTTAATTAGAGATATAGCACAAAAAATTGCTATAGAAAAAGGAATAACAGAGCAAGAAGCTTGGAATGAAGCTATAAAAGAGTTTAAAGAAAAATATGAGTGTTTAGTTTAAAGAGTCATCTTAAATAGGTGGCTCTTTTATTATATTTAAATTTAAAAGGAGGTCTGAAAATGAACAAAAGAGAAGTTGTTTATCTTAATTTAGAAGATATAAAACCTTATGCAAATAATCCTCGAAACAATGAACAGGCTATTGGAAAAGTGGTTAATTCAATTAAAGAATTTGGTTTTAATAATCCAATTACAGTTGATAAAGATTATGTAATTGTAACAGGTCACACAAGGTATGAGGCTTCTAAAATACTTGATTTGAAGCAAGTACCATGCTTAATTTTAAAAGATTTGACAGAGGAAGAAATAAAAGGTTATAGATTAGCTGACAATAAGACAGGAGAATTTTCAGATTGGGAGTTTGATAAATTAACAAAAGAGTTGGCTGAGATACAAAATATTGATATGAGTAATTTTGGATTTAATGTGCTAACAATTGATGATTTAGGAGTAATTGATTCAGATTTCTTACAAGATACTGAAATAGTAAAGGAAAAGAAGGAAAATATTACAATATGTCCTAATTGTGGATGTGAAATAAAATAATGAGAATATTTTTAGCAGCAACAAATTCAGGTATGAACAAAGAGTTGAAAAGAGAAACTATCGAAAAGTGTAAACCTAAATATGTGTTGGAAACTTTCTTTAATGGAGAAAGAATATGTTTGGAAGCTTTGAACATAGTTGGAAATGATAATTTTCTTTTGGATAGTGGGGCATTTAGCTATATGAATGGGGCTAAGGTTACATTAGAACAAATGGAAGACTATATAAATAGATATATAGAGTTTATAAAAAAATATAACATAAAATATTTTTTTGAAGTGGATGTAGATAACATTTTTGGGTTAGAGCAAGTTGAAAAGTGGACTAGAAAAATAGAAACAAGTATAGGAAGGCAATGTATAAAGGTATGGCATAAAGGAAGAGGTGTTGAGTATTGGAAACAGATGTGCAAAGAATATAAGTATGTAGCAGTAGGAGGACTTGTATTTCATGTGAAAAAGCAAGAGTATGAACTTATAAAGAAGCTAGTTGAATATGCACATAATAAAAATGTTAAAGTGCATGGGCTAGGTTTTACAAAGACAAAAGAGTTAATAAATTATAAATTCTATAGTGTTGATAGTGCTAGTTGGACAGTTGCAGCAGCAAGAGGGCAACAGATACATAATTTTAATGGTTATTGTATAAAGACAAGAGCATTAGAAAAAGGGAATAAAAAAGTAAATATAGGAAAATTAGTATCACATAATATGTGTGAATGGGTAAAGTTTCAAAAATATATGGATTCAGTGAGGTAAATTAAGAAATATGAGAAAGACAAGTTTTAATTTAATACTTTTGAATAGTTTTTTTATGTTAGGGCTTTTGATGTCTAATCTGTTTGGTGGAAAACTTATTAGTATAGTTGGTTTTACAGTAGCAGGAGCTATTATAACTTATCCTATAACATTTCTAAGTACTGATATAATAGGTGAAATATGGGGAAAGAAACAAGCTAATGAATGTGTAAAAATAGGTATAGTTATTCAACTATCTTTTTTATTGTTAGGTTATCTATCTTTAAGTATTCCAGCTTTAGAACAAAGTATAGAGTTGCAAAATAGTTTAAAAATGGTATTAAATCAAGGGTTAAGAATGACTTTGGCAAGTTTAGGAGCATTTAGTTGCAGTCAGTTTTTAGACATTTATATATTTCATAGACTCAAAGAAAAACATAATAATAAATATAAATGGTTAAGAAATAACGCCAGTACAATGACAAGTCAGTTTGTAGATACAATAATATTTATAACTATAGCTTTTTATGGAGTAGTAGATAATTTGTTTTTAATGATAATAGCACAGTATGTTGTTAAATTCTTCTTAGCTTTATTAGATACTCCATTCTTTTATTTATTGACAAGAGAAAGTAAAGAAATAAAAGTAGATAAACAAGCTTCATAATAAAAAATACGATTCAAACGAACAACGAGGTGGTGATGTGGGAAGAGCAAGAAGCCCTAACAGGGATAAAGCACTAGAGATATATTTGAAACATCATGGAAATATTGAATTAACTGAAATAGCAAAAATATTGAAGCTTCCTCAAGGCACTATTAGAGGATGGAAAAATAAAGATAAATGGGAAGCAAAGCTAAATGGAACGCTCCAAAACAATTCAGAACGTTCTAAAACTAAAAGAAACAAAGGAGGTCAGCCTAACAATTCTAATGCAAAAGGACATGGTGCTCCTTTAAGGAATAAAAATAATTTCAAACATGGTATCTTTGAACAAATTTATTTTGATACTTTAACTGACAAAGAGTTAGAGTTAATAAAAAATAAAAGTAATGATAAAATATATGATTTAGAATTAGAAATAGATTTACTTACTATAAGAGAACATAGACATATGTCTAGAATAAAAGAATACACTGAAAAAACGGATGGTATAAGCCTTGAAAGTGTTAACAAAAGAAGGTTAGAAATTAAAGGTAATGTATTAAAAAATGGTCAAGTTCAAGAAGAAATGGTGACTAGAGGTGTTTCTACGTTTGAGGTTATACAGAAATTAGAAGCTGAACTAACTAAAATACAAGACAAAAAAAGAAAGTGTATTGAAACATTAGAGAAAATGAAGATAGATAGAAAGAAATTTGAATTAGAAAATAATAATCTAGGTCAAAATGAAAGTGAAAATATGTTTAAAGAATTATCTTTAGAAGAATTAAAAAGGTTGGCGAGTTTAGATGATTGATAATAAGTTAATAGCACTAGAAGCTAAGAAGGAACTTGCAAGGCGTGACTTCTTTTTTTATTGTAATTTAAGAGCTCCAAACTTTTATAAAAAAGATAGACAATATCTAGTTAACTTATGTAATGACTTCCAAAGATTTTATGAAAGTAATGACGAAATATTAATATTAAATTTGCCACCTCGTCATGGTAAAAGTAGAACAGCAGGTCTATTTGTTGAGTGGGTATTAGGCAGAAATCAAGAAGAAAAAATAATGACAGGGTCATACAATGAAACATTATCTACTATGTTTTCTAAAAACGTTAGGAATGCAATTCAAGAAGTAAAAGCGGATATTTACAAACCTGTTTTTAATGATGTTTTTCCGAATGTTCATATAAAATATGGCGACAGTGCTATGAATTTATGGAGCTTAGAAAATGGATACAATAATTACCTAGCAACTTCTCCGACTGGTACTGCTACAGGTTTTGGGGCAACAATACTTTTGATAGATGATGTTATTAAAAATGCAGAGGAAGCTTATAATGAGAATGTTCTCGAAAAACACTGGGATTGGTTTACTAATACTATGTTATCAAGACTTGAAGAAGGCGGGAAAATAATAATTATAATGACTAGATGGTCTAGTAAGGACTTAGCTGGTAGAGCATTAGAACATTACAAAGAAGAAGGTAAGAAAGTAAGACATATTAATATGAAAGCATTACAGGAAGATGGAAATATGCTTTGTGAAGAAGTATTATCTTTAAAGAGTTATAAATCTAAAGTGAGAGCTATGGGCGAGGATATTGCGAGTGCTAACTACCAGCAAGAGCCTATTGACCTTAAAGGATGCTTGTACACTAGATTTAAGACATATGACAAGCTTCCTACTGATGATGAAGGCAATCTACTATTTACATCTATTAAAGCTTATGTAGATACAGCAGACGAGGGAGCAGATTACTTATGTTCTATAGTTTATGGAGTATACAACAAAGAAGCTTATATATTAGATGTTTTATATACTAAGGAAAGCATGGAAATAACAGAGTATAAGACAGCTAAGATGTTTCATGATAATGAAGTTAACAAAGCTGATATAGAAAGTAATAGTGGTGGTAGAGCTTTTGCAAGAAATGTACAAAGAATATTGAAAGAAAAGTTTAAAAGCAATAAAACGATTATTAAATGGTTTCATCAGTCGAAAAATAAAAATGCTAGAATTTTATCTAATAGTAGTTGGGTAATGGAACATATATATTTTCCAATTAATTGGAGAGATAAGTGGATAGAGTTTTATAAGGCTATGGTGAGTTATCAAAGAGAAGGTAAGAACAAACATGATGATGCACCAGACGCTTTGACAGGGGTTGCAGAAAAGGCACTGAAAGGTCAAGGATTATCAGTATTTAAGTAATAATTTAAGTAATATAGGTGGTGGTGATGTGGAGTTAGAAAAAATAAGAGCAATAATAAGTGCTGATATATCTAGAAGGCAAGAGATATTACAGGCTAAATCATATTATTATAATGAAAATGATATATTGAAAAAGGGTGTAGTTGTACAAAACAGAGATGAGAATCCTCTTAGGAACGCTGACAATAGAATCAGTCACAACTTTCATGAAATACTTGTAGATGAGAAAGCTTCTTATATGTTCACCTATCCAGTTCTTTTTGACATTGACAATGACAAAGAATTGAATGAGAAGGTAACAGATGTTTTAGGGAATGAGTTTACTAGAAAAGCTAAGAATTTAGCAATAGAAGCATCAAATTGTGGTACTGCATGGCTTCATTATTGGATAGATGAAGAATATAGCAGGGAACAGGTAATCAGCCAAAAATTTAAATATGGTGTAGTTAATACAGAAGAAATCATACCAATTTATAAAAATGGGATTGAAAGAGAGTTAGAGGCTGTAATAAGATATTATGTCCAGTTAGAAGATGTAGAAAATCAAATACAAAAGCAGGCATATACTTATGTTGAATTTTGGACAGATAAAATATTAGATAAATATAAATTTTTTGGAGTAACATGTTGTGGTTCTCAAATAGAGCATATAACAGTACAACATAGATTTAATTCAGTTCCTTTTATTGAATTTGCTAACAACATAAAAAAACAAAGTGACTTATCAAAATATAAATCAGTGTTGGATTTATATGATAAAATAATGAGTGGGTTTGCAAATGATTTAGAGGATATACAGCAAATAATATACATCTTAGAAAATTATGGTGGAGAGGATACAGCACAATTTTTAAATGAATTGAAGAGATATAAAGCAATAAAAACTGAAACAGATAGCGAAGGCGATAGTGGTGGTCTTAAAACTATGCAAATAGAGATACCTGTTGAAGCTCGAAAGGTGATATTAGAGATACTTAAAAAACAAATATATGAAAGTGGTCAAGGGCTACAACAGGATACTGAAAATTTTGGTAATGCAAGTGGTGTAGCACTTAAATTCTTTTATAGAAAGTTAGAATTAAAGTCTGGACTCCTTGAAACCGAGTTTAGAACCTCTTTTGATAAGCTAATTAAGGCTATACTATATTTTTTAGGAATTACAGACTATAAAAAAATACAACAGACTTATACAAGAAATATGATGTCTAATGACTTAGAGGATGCAGATATAGCGACTAAGTCAGTTGGAATAATACCAACTAAAATTATTTTAAGACATCACCCTTGGGTTGATGACCCCGAAGAAGCTGCTTTACTTTTAAGAGAAGAAAAGAAAATACAAGCTTCAAAAGTATCTGATGATTATAATAACTTTACTGAATAGAGGTGAAGTTATTTGAATAATAATATTGAGTACTGGAAAGAAAGAGAAAAGCAAAGATTAAATTCAAGATTGAAAGAAGAAAAAGAGGTATTAAAGGAACTAGATAAACAATATAAAATTGCAATGAAAAATATAGAGAAAGAAATTGCTAATTTATTTTATAAATATGCCGAACAGAATAAATTAACATATGCAGAAACACAAAAATATTTAACTAATAATGAATTTAACACATGGCGCATGGACATCAAACAATATATTAAATTAATAGAACAAACAAGTGATGAAAGATTACTGTTAGAGCTTAATACATTAGCTATGAAAAGCAGAATAAACAGGTTAGAAGAACTATTCTACCAAATATCTAAAGAGATAAATAATACATTCGACATTCAAAATAATAGAGTAGAAAAGCTATTAGAAGAATCTGTGAAAGATAGTTACTATAAGAGTATATATGAAACTCAAAAACACGTTGGTGTTGGGGTAAGCTTCACTAAGCTTGATAGAGAAGCTTTAAAGGATATAATTACATATCCTTGGAGTGGTAAAAACTTTTCTCAAAGGATATGGAAAAACAGAGATTTATTAAGTGAAGTTATCAAAGAAGAAATTACTCAAATGGTTATAAGAGGGGAAAGCTTGAAAAATATTGCTAATAGAGTGTCTCAGAGAATGGACTCTAGCTATGAAAATGCAATAAGATTAGTTCAAACTGAACATTCTCATTTTATGTCAGAAGCTGATAAAAGAGCATATGAAAGTCAAAGAGTAGATAAATATCAATTCTTAGCTACATTACAGGATAACACTTGTAAAAGATGTAGAAATGTAGATATGAAAGTATATTTAGTTAAAGAAGCTAAAGAAGGAGAAAATTATCCTCCGATACATCCAAGATGTCGCTGTACAACTATCCCTTATTTTAAACATGAAAAAGGAGAAATAAGAACAGCACGACTGCCAAAAGGTAAAACGTATGAAGTTCCTTCCGATTTATCATATAATGAATGGTATAAAAAACACGTTGAAGTTGCCATAAATAGAGAGAAGGAAAATAAAAATAATGTTATAATAAATAATATAAGGAAGGATATAAAAGATGGCAAATATAATCTAAATATTCATAATGGCAAACAAGGAAAGCATTTTAAGGACCACAATAATTATACAGAAGGTAGGAGCTACTTAACAATATCAAAAGAAGAATCTCAAGAACTCATTAACAAGTATGCAGGTACAGGAATATTAGAACTTGATAGAAATGGTAAGTTTAAAAATAAAGAATTAATAACATGTGAAAAAAATATAGGTGTAAATATAAGCAATCTAACAAGAGAAGAAACGAAAACTAATAAGTTTTATATACACTATAGTAAAAATGGTACTCATATAGTGCCAACAATGAAAGGAGTTGAAAAGGATGAGTAAAAATTTAATTAATTATATGGATGAGAAGGTTAAAATTATAGATATAGACAATAAAGAATGGATTGGTTATGTAAAAACTTATACACCAGCTATAGACAGTGATAATGAAATAGAAGAAATTAGTTTAAAACAAGAGGATTGTTTAATATCTTTTCAAGAAGATGAAATAAAAAGTATAGAAGTTATATAGAAAGCACTTGCTAAGTTTAAATAGTAAGTGCTTTTATTGTGTAAAAATTTAAGGAGGAATAAATAATATGGCTAAGTTTAAAAAGAAATCAGAGGAAGTAGAAGCTTTCATATGGATATTAGGAAATCCCAATACTCCTAAGTGGTTTTATCAAGCTTTTGAGAAGGGAACTATATGGCTTGATGAATCTTCGAATGCTATGAATCTTAAAAACGAAGTAAAGAAAACTATCTGTATAAAATATAAAAATGGAGTTATTAGGGCAACTAATGGAGATTTTATTATAAAAGATAGTGAAGGTAAAATTTACTCTTGTACATGTCATGAATTTGAAAAATACTATGAAGATTTGGATAATGAAAAAACAAAGATTTCTGATAAAGTTTTCAAATTTCCAAGTGAGATGGTATTAAAAGAAGCAAGGCTAATATGCCCAGAAATGGAATTTGAAATTCCAGGATTTTAAGGAGGGTGAATAAATGGCTAAGTTTGTGAGAAAAGCAGATAAAATAGAAGCTTTTAAATGGGTTAAGAATACAAAACAGACAGAGTTACCAATTTGGATAATAGAAGCAATTAAGAATGGAGATATTTGGCTTGGTGTCAATAGTAAAGAAACTGTATTTGTAAGAACTATTGTAGGCACATACGAAGCTAATATAGGCGATTACATTATACAAAGAAAAGAAGGCGAATTATATCCATGCAATGCTCAAGAATTTGAGGAATTATATGAAAGGGTTGAATATACTGTAACTATTGAAAATACAACAAATTATGCTGGAAATTTAGAACAAGGGCATAGAAGTGTTGATGGAGAAAAGAATGAGGAAAGTAAATTAGAACTTTTAGCTAAGACAAAGAGAGATACAACAGACTTTGAGGAAAATATAAGAAGTGCTACAAAAGAAATTGAAACATTTAATGAAGTAGTATATAGATTAGAAGAAAATTTAAATAGAGTATTTGGAAAAGAAAAGCTTAATGAAATAAAAATAAAAATAGAAAGTCCTAAAAAACAACTTTCTGATGAGGATTTGGAGTATATAAGAGAGATAGCATCTAAAGATATAAAAGCACGTTTTGCTAAAGAAGGAAAAATTAAAGATTATTAGATAAAAAGGTAGGTGATTTTAATGTGTATATTAACTCAAGTTATAGTTGTAGTTTGTGTAGTACAAATCGTTATTAATTGTATTGCTAATCTTAGTGTAAGTATTCTTTGCAATAAATTAAAAAAAGAAAATAAAGCTAATATAGATAAAGTTTCTGATGAAATTTTAAAGAAAGTAAAAGAAGAACTAAATAAATCGTTAGATAAAAGTCTATAAAGGCTTTTTTATTTTGCTCTTTTTAAAAAAGTTGTAGAGCATAAAGAACAAAGAAACTCTCACAGTTGGAGGGCAACTATAAAAATCTATGGAGAAATAAGAAGGGATGATGAGGAAATGGAATGGTTAAGAAAAATATTAGAAGGTATTAAAATCGAAGAAAATAAGTTTGATATTGAGGAAATATTAAAAAGTGTTAATACTGAATTTCCCAAATATGCAGTACCTAAAGAAACTTTCAACAAAGTGAATGAGCAATTAAAAGAAGCAGATAAGACTATAAAAAGTTTTAATAGTAAAATGACACAAGAAGATGTAGAAAAGCTTAAAACAGAGCATCAAACAGAAATTAAAAAGATAGAAGAGAATCATAAACTAGAAGTTGAGAAAATACAAAACGAAAGTTTGAAAACAAGGAAATTAAGTGCTGTTGAGAAAGCTTTATTAACTAATAAAGCTAAACACACTGACTTACTAACAAATAAGTTTGACTTAGAAAAAATAACTATAGGTGAAGATGGCAAGATAGTAGGGATAGAGGAACAATTAAAAGGGTTACAAGAAAGCTACAAAGATTTGTTTGAATCCAATACTACTGAAACTACTAAACAAACAAATGCACAGTCTTTTTACAAATATGTACCAGGTGGTAGTGGAGAAGCTTCATCAGAAATTACAGCAGAACAAATAAAAGCAGCAGTAAACGGACAAATATAATTAAAATAAAGGAGATGTTAAAATGGCAAATGTAATACAATATGCGTCAACTATACAAAAAGCCCTTGATGATTCAGCAATTCAAACTCTTTTGACAGGATGGATGGATGCTAACGCAGGAAAAGCAATCTATAATGGAGGGAAAGAAATAAAAATACCTTCTTTAGAAGTGGATGGATTAGGAGATTATAACAGAGGTTCATCAGATGGATATGCAAATGGAGATATAAAGTTTGGTTATGAAACAAAAACAATGACACAGGATAGGGGAAGAAAGTTTACAATAGACCCAAATGACGTTGATGAAACTAATTTCACGTTAACTGCAAGTGAAATTATGGGAAAATTTCAAAGGACAAAAGTAATTCCAGAAGTTGATGCCTATAGATTAAGTAAACTAGCTACTGTAGCTATGAATGTAGAAAATGATACTAATGTAGAATATGGATATACACCACATAAAGATACTGTTATAAGTAAAATAAAAAAAGGAATAACAACAATAAGGGAAACGGGATATACTGGTGAACTTGTAATTCATTTAACTTATGATACATTAACAGCAGTTGAAGAAAAAACATTAGAAAAATTAATGGCTATTGATTTTAGCAAAGGTGGAATAACTACAAAAGTACCAACAATAGATTTTTGTCCACTTATAGCGACTCCTCAGAATAGAATGTATTCATCAATAACATTATATGATGGAAAATCAGAAGGTCAAAAGCAAGGTGGATATGTAAAAGGTAGCAAAGCACTAGATTGTAATTTTATAATAGCAGGAAGAGATGTACCTATCGCTGTTACAAAGCAAGACCAAATGAGAATATTTGACCCTTTAACTTATCAAGGTGGTAATTCTTGGGCTATGGATTATAGAAGATACCACGAGTTATGGGTTACTAATCTAAATTCTAATTTAGTATATGCTAACTTTAAGGATGCTAAACCAACAGCCTAAAAGGAGATAAATTATGTATAGATTAATAAGAGATAACATAGAAAGAATAGTTAATGATACATCTGAAAAAGAAAAGTTAATGTATAATGGATTTAAGTTATTAGAAGATAAGAAAAATATTAATATAGAAAATTTAGGCATTGAAGAACTGAAAAACTTAGCAAAAGAAAATGGTATAGAAGGTTATTCAAAACTGAAAAAAGATGAATTAATAGAGAAATTAAATAGTATTTAGTTTCTCTATTTTTATTCGAGGTGATTAAATGCTAGATAATATAAAATTAATTTTAAATTTAAAAGATGATACTTATGATAGTTTAATAGAGTTGTACATTAAAAAATACACTACTCTAGTTCTTGTATACTGCAATATAGAAACACTTAATCCTACTCTTGAAAATATTATAGAAGATAAAGTTATTGTTAAATTAAAAGAGACCTTATTAAGTAATAATAGTGCTGATAACGGCAAAATTAGTTCAGTTTCTAGGGGTGGTTATTCTGTTACTTACAATGTTGCAACAGCTAAAACGACAGATGAATTAATAGAAATAAAATTATCTCAAAAGGATAAAAATATTTTGAATAATTTTAGAAAAGTAAGGTGGTAACATGGCAGAAGCAGATATATTAGCATTAACTTATTTTTGCAAAATGACAATAAGAAGATGTGCAAGTATCAAAAATGAGGAAACAGGAGTTACAGATTTTAACGAGACTATTGTGATTGCAGAAGATGTACCTTGTGGCTTAAATGGAAATATACCTAATATCGTGGATACAGATATAACAAATTCTATTTCAGTGTTTGAATTATATTGCAGACCCGAAGTAAATTTGCAGGTTGGAGATATACTTGATATAACTTTAGAAAATGAAAATATAGAAACTTTTATTGCATCTAAACCATTTCCTTATTCAAGTCATCTGCAAACTAATCTAACTCTAAAGGATAGATATTAATGATAGAATTTAATAGTCTGAATGACATGATAAGAGATTTGGAGAGGCAAGAAAAAGAGTTAACTAAGAACCTTAGAAAAGCTAAAAACAAAATAGGTAATCAACTTCTTAGAAAAGTAAAACAGAAAACACCAGTTGCTAAAAAAAATGGTGGAACAGCAAGAAAGAATTGGCAATATAAGGAGCTTGGTACTTTTGATGGAGTTGTATTTAATAATACAGAATATATTAGACATCTAGAATTTGGGCATAGAACTAGACAAGGTACAGGCACTAGCGAAAACTATAGACCAAAACAGGGTGGTATACAGTTTGTTGAAGGTGTTTTTATGTTAGCAAAAAGTGTTGATGAAATAAACAGTATAATTGACAATGAACTAAATCAAATAATAATAGATTTTTACAATTAGAGGTGATGTGTTGCTAAGCTATAAAGATATACTATACTCATTCACTAAAGAAATATCTAAAAATTTTAATGAAGATATATTTGTAGAAGGATATAACATACAAGACAATAAAAAGTCTTGTTTTTTTGTGCAGATATTGCCAGAAGTGGCACAGACAGCGACTAAAAAGACTGACATAAAAAGCGTTTTAGTTGATATAAAATATTTGCCTGACTGGAAAAAGAAAAAAACAGATTTATTTGATATTCTAAATAAATTAGAGAACATATTCACTAGAAATATAAAAGTAAAAGATAGATATTTAACTTTCAGTAAGAAAAATGGAAGTATAGAAAAAGACGAGATAGGAAATTATGTTCAGTTTCTTATATCTATAAATTATCATGAACAAATTTATTTTGAAGAAGAAAAACATGAGTTGATGAAAGAGCTAAAAATAAGATTTGAAGGAAGGAGTGATTAAATGGCTGGATTAGTTAATATAAATATAGAATTTAAAGAACTGGCTACAAGCTTTATACAACGCTCAAAAGCTGGAATAGTAGCGATTATATTAAAAGATACAACAAAGATGTATAAAGAGCTGACAAGCGAAGACGATATACCAATTTCATTGAGTGCTGATAATAAAAAATATATTAAATATGGCTTTGTAGGGGCTACCGACAACGAGAAGGTATTAAGACCAAGCAAAGTTATTATAAGTACTTTCACAGAGGGTGGAAAGGTTGAGGATATACTAGAAGAATTAGAATCTGTAGAGTTTAATTATCTTTGTATGCCAGAAGCTATAGAAGCAGAAAAAACAAAAATTGTAACTTGGATTAAGAAGATAAGAGAGGAAGAAAGTACAGAAGCTAAAGCGGTACTAGCAAACATTAAAGCTGATAATGAAGCAGTTATAAATTTTACTGAAAATGTAACAGTTGGTGGGGAGGAAATAACAGCAGAAAAATATACACCACGTATTGCTTCTCTTATAGCATCTACTCCAAACACACAATCAATCACTTATGCTCCTCTTGATGAAGTTGAATCTATTACAAAGATAGACAAAGCTAGTGCAGACGCTAAAGTACAATTGGGAGAATTAATACTAAGAAGACTGTCAGGAGCTATAAGGATTGCTAGAGGTGTAAATTCTCTTACAACTCTAACAGCAGAAAAAGGAGAAATATTTCAAAAAATTAAGCTTGTTGATACAAAAGATTTAATAAGTAAAGATATAAAGAATATTTATGTAGAAAAATATTTGCGTAAATGTCCGAATACCTATGATAATAAATGTTTATTTATTGTTGCTGTGCAATCTTATTTAACAGAATTAGCAAAACAAGAGTTAATTGACTCTAATTTTACTGTTGAAATTGATTTAGAGAAGCAAAAAGAATACTTAGAAAGCAAAAAAGTAGATGTTAGTAAAATGAAAGAGAATGAAATAAAAGAAGCTAATACTGGCTCAAACGGATTTTACCTAATAAATCTAAAACTGGTTGATGCAATGGAAGATATAAATATAAGAGTTCAAATGTAGAAGGTAGGTGAAAATATGGCTACAAGTTTTGAAAGTAAAAATGTTATAAATGGAACATTCGGAGAATGTTGGCTAAATGAGGTACAAATAGCAGAGTGTAAAGCATTGAAAGCTGAAATAAAACTAGATAAAGCTGAAATAGTTAGACCTCGCAAAATGATAAAAGGTCAAAAAGTGATAGGTGCTAGTGCGGAAGGCTCTATAACTCTATATCATGTAGATTCAAACATGTTAAAGTATATAACTCAAATTATAAAAGAAGGTAGAGAGCCTAAATTTACTATTATAAGTAAATTAGCTGACCCTGATGCTAAAGGAGTGGAAAGAATTTCTTTAACAGGGGTTTCTTTTGATGGGTTGTCAATTATAGATTGGGAAAATGGTAAAGAGGGAGAAATTGAAGCATCATTCACTTTTGAAGATTTTGAGATATTAGATGCAGCATAGAAAATAATTAATAATAAAAAGGAGAATTAATATGAATGAAAATAAATTAGAAAAAGAAATAGTAGATAAAAAAGAAGTAACAGAAGTAAAAAATATAGTAGAATTATTACTCAAAATGGATGCAGGTGAAATTAAAATGCCAAGCATGACATACAAAATATTTTGTAAAAAGGTAGGTATAGAGTTACCTTTTGAATGTACAGCATTAGAACCGGAAACTTTTGACGAATTACAATCAAGTGGATTAAAAATAGAAAATGGTTCGTTAAAGGATTTAGATAACTTTAAAATGAAAACAAATATTATATTAGCTTCTTGCAAAACATTTAAAGACAAAGAATTATTGAAGCATTTTAAATCTCCAACACCAAGAGAGTTGTTAAGAAAAATGTTATTAGCAGGTGAAATAAATGATTTATATAACAAAATATGTAAGTTGAATGGATATAGCGAATCCAATTCTGAAAAGGATAAGAGAATAGAAGAAAAAATAAAAAACTAATAAAAACAGATGGCGAAATTAATTTAATGTATCTAATGTTTAGATATAAAGGAATAATGCCATCTGTTTTTTATAAGTTTAAACATGGAGAAAAACGCATAGTTAAAGCTTTTATGTATCAAGAAATGGATGAAAGAATAGAAGAAATAAAGAGTTTTGGAAAGGGGTTGTAGAGTATGTCAGCAGGTAGTAGAGCTTTAGAAGCTGTTATAAGAATGCGAGATGAAGCTAGTAGGACGCTAAGACAAGTTAGAGATGCTACTAGAGCCCTCCAAAATCAAACTAATACAACATCACAAGCACAAGAAAGATTACAAGAACAATTTAGAAAAGTAAGCAATGCAGCTAAAATAGCAGGAGCAGGGATTGTGACTGGGATAGGAGCAGGATTAGTTTCTGCATCTAAAGCAGGTGCAGAATTTGAAACTGCAATGACTAAGACTTCGACAATGTTTGGAGACACTAAAGTAGATACAGAAAACTTGAATAATAAAGTATTGGAGTTATCTAAAAACACAGGAATTGCAGCATCTTCTATTGGAGAAAGTCTATATAATGCTTTATCTTCGGGCATTCCTGTCACAAAAGATATGGGGTCAGCGATGGACTTTATGACTAAAAATGCTAAATTATCTAAAGCAGGATTTACAGATATAGACACAGCTTTAACAGCAACTGCAAAAGTGTTGAATGCCTATAAAATGGATGTATCAGAAACAGATAGAGTACACAAAGTTATGATGCAGACACAAAATAAAGGTATCACTACCGTAAATGAGTTAGGAAGCGCACTTGCGGGCGTAACGACAACTTCTTCAGCTATGGGAGTATCCTTTGAGCAAGTAGGAGCATCACTCGCTAGTATGACAGCACAAGGAACACCAACTTCAGTAGCGGTAACACAATTAAACGGATTAATTGCTGACCTTGGAAAGAATGGTACACTTGCCAATAAATCACTACTAAAAGCTACTAAAGGAACTAAATATGCTGGGAAGTCATTTAAAGAACTTATGCAAGCAGGAGTACCTCTTAACACGGTACTAGATTTAATGGATGCTAGTGCTAAAAAAAGTGGAAAAAGCTTGATTGATATGTTTGGAGGAATAGATGCAGGAAAAGCTGCACTCGCACTTAGTGGTCAAAATTCAGAGCAGTATACTAATAATTTAAAAGCTATGTCTACACAAGCTGATGTTGTTTCAAGTGCATATGCAAAGATGTCTAATACATTAGAATCTAAAGTGGGGATACTAAAAGAAAGTTTTAAAAATCTGGGTATAGAGATATATAGTAAACTAAAAGAACCTCTTAAAAATGCGGCTGAAACAGGGATACAATGTTTACAAGATTTAAATAATCAATTTTCGAATGGTTCGTTAAAAGAAGGGGTTTCACAAATTGCGCAATCTTTTGGGGATTTAACATCTACAATTATAAAAATTGCAACAAAGGCATTACCAACTATGATTAAGAGTCTTAGTTGGGTTCTGAAAAATGGACCTACTATTGCAAGCATTTTTGTAAGCATAAAAGCAGCAGCTATTATGACTAGTGCAGTTAAAAGTATTGTTGCACTAAAAAATGCTTGGATTGCGGCTAAATTGGCAGTGCGGGTTTACATGGTTGGTATGGCAGAAGCAGGCACAGTGTTAAGTGGATTTCAAGTTTTAGTTGGAGTTTTAACCGGAGAGATGACTATAGCTCAAGGTGTAACACAAGTTTGGAGTGCTACTTTAGCTACGCTAGGAGGACCAGTTGGTATTGCTATAATTGCTATAGTCGCATTAGTTGCAGGTCTTGTAGTCTTGTGGAATACAAACAAGGGTTTTAGAGATTTTGTTATAAATGCTTGGAATAATATAAAAGAAACAGCCACAAAAGTTTGGGGTGGTATATGTAATTTCTTTACACAAACTATTCCACAAGCTTGGAATGATTTATGTACCAGTTTTTCAAATGCAGGACAATGGTTCGGAGAACTGTGGAATAATATAAAACAAGCATTTATAAATGGCTGGAATGCTATTGTAGCTTTCTTCACGCAAACAATTCCAATGTGGGTTAATAGCATTGGAGTGTGGTTTGGACAATTACCTGCAAAAATTGGTTATGGATTAGGATTTGCATTAGGGAAAATAATATCTTGGGGTATTTCTGTTTGGACTTATCTAGTTACAAATGTGCCGATATGGATTAATAATATAGGCACATTTTTTGCACAATTACCTAATAAAATTTGGACTTGGTTAGTAAGTACAGTACAAAAAATTGGGCAATGGGGTATGGCTATGATAACATATGCTCAAATCTATGCTAGAATGATTATTAACAATATAGTAGTATTTTTCCAAACTCTGCCTAATCGTGTATGGACTTGGCTTACAAATACAATTCAAAAAGTTGCTACTTGGGGAAGTCAAATGGCAACTAAAGGTAAAGAAGGTGCTAAAAAATTAATTACTACAGTAGTGGACACATTGAAGTCTTTGCCTAAAAAAGTGATGGATATAGGTAAAAATATTGTCAAAGGGCTTTGGGAAGGTATTACAGGAGCCGGAGATTGGCTAAAAGGTAAGATTGGAGATTTTGCAAATGGTGTAATAAGTGGATTTAAAGATGGTTTTGGAGTCCATTCGCCATCTTGGAAGTTACGAGATTTGGTAGGTAAATTCCTTCCTCCTGGTATTTGGAATGGAATAAAAATGACATTGCCAAAATTAGAGACTAATATTACAGGAATGGTTAATAGTTTAGTTGATAGAATGTATAATCCTAAAGAAGTTGAAGAAAGTAATTATACAAGTAAATACAAAGAAGCTATAGCTCAAAGAACTGAACAAAACACTATTAATAAAAGTGAGAGTAAAACTACCAATAAAAAAGAAGATAATAATATTACTATAAACATAAATTTAGGTGGCGTTACAGTTAAAGAAGAAGCTGACATAAATAAATTAACTAAGATGTTAGTCAGAGAAATACAGTTAGGAATAGCAGGTGGTGTATAAAAACATGTACCCCTAAATTGTAGCAATATATGCTATAATCGTAGTATAATTGTTATATTTTAGGGGGATAAATATATGGGATTATTTAGTAAAAATGAAATATGTGTTATTTGTGGTGAAGAGCAATCTTGTAGACTTAAAATAAAAGATGGGCATGTTTGTAAAAAATGTGTTGATAAATGTGGTATTGGATTAGTTACATTAGGTAAGAAAAATAAAGAAATAACAAAAGAAGATGTTGCAAATGTTATCAAAAATAATGAAAATAGAACAATAGAAGTAGAAAGCTTTAACCCAACTAAAAAGTTAGGAACTTATTTAGAAATAGATGAACCACAAAGAAAATTTTTAATTCCTAATAAGTTTGGAAAATTGGCTCAAGAAGTTTTATCATTTGATGATATTATTGATTATGAACTGCTAGAAGATGGAGAAACATTGATAAAAGGTGGATTAGGCAGAGCTTTAACAGGAGGAATCTTGTTTGGAGGAGTAGGAGCTGTAGTTGGAGGAGTAACTGGAAAAAAAGAAACTAAAGCAATAATAAACAGTTTAAAAATAAAAATAACATTAAACAATCTAAATATGCCCGCAACATATATAGATTTAATTAATTCAGCTACTAAGAAAACATCTTTTGTTTATAAGACTAATTATAATATTGCACAAGAGATATTATCTACATTTTCAGTAATTCAAAACGGAAATCAAAAAGATTTAGAAAAGCAAAATAATAATACTGTTCAACAAAACAATGACGCATTAGAGCAAATAAAAACATTAAAAGAATTGCTAGATATACAAGCAATAACAGAAGAAGAATTTAATGCTAAGAAAAAAGAATTATTAAATTTATAATATAAAGAAAGCACTTACAAATATGTAGGTGCTTTTATTATGGAGGTGATTGTGATGAATAAAGGCGTAGAGTTCATTAGCTCATTAAAACGGTTAAGTTTTCTAATACAAACAAAGAACAATTTAATTGAAGACATACATGAGTATTCAAATAATGAAGAAGATATTGCGAGGTATAAAAATTTGGATAAAGCTTTTGAAAGAACTATAATTGATGAAGCTAAGTTCTTAATATCTTTAGAATAATTGAGGTGATGCAGTTGGAAATGTGGATTAGGCAAGCAAATGACACTTTCAGATTTCCTGTTTTTCCACCTACTTTTGAGATAAACAGTAAAGCAATAGTAAATACCTCGAATGTCTTGAAGTTAGGAGAAATTGCAGTATTTGGAGGTGTAGGTTTAAGAACTACAGAAATATCTAGTTTCTTTCCCAAAAATGATGAAGCCAGTTACTGTGATTATACAGGTTTTCCAACACCATACGACTGTGTAAATAAGATTGAAAAATGGATGAATGAAGGTTTCATATTAAGGTTTACAGTTACAGAAACAAATATAAACATGGAAGTAATAATTGATAGTTTTAAATATGAAGAAAAAGATTGTACAGGGGATGTGTATTTTACGTTAAGTTTAAAAGAGTATAGAAGAATACAGATACCTAAACTTAATTCAGTTAGTAAAGATACAGATTTATCATCCTCAAAAGATGTGCCAATCACAAAAGGTTTTGAAACTAAAAAACAAAAGACACATAAAGTAGGTAAAGGTGATAGCCTTTGGTCACTTGCAAAAAAATATTATGGTAATGGAGACTTATGGAAGAAAATTTATGATGCAAATAAAAAATTAATTAAAAATCCAGATATTATAAAAGATGGTTGGGTTCTAGTAATTCCATAAAGAAAGTGAGGTGATAGAGTTGCAGAAAGTAAGAATAATACCAGAAAACTATGGTCTAACGAAAGAGGATTTAACAGAAAAAGACTTGTATTGTATAGCAAAACATATTCAAATAAATGTTATAAACAGATGTTTTAGAGAAGAACATGATATATTAGACCCTTGCCAAACTTGCAAGTATGAAAGAGAATGTTTTAAAAGTGGATATGGTTATGCACACTGGGACACATTCATAAAATTATCAAAAATTACAGAAGTAAGAATGTGTCCAGGTGCAGGTTTTATAGACTAATTAATAAGTTTCTCTTCCTAGATTAGCTAAAGGACAGGATTTACCATCATAAGTACATTTTTCTTGTGAACAATTATGTCCCATGAATTTTTTACCAGGATTAAGTTCCCTAGGTTTATGCACTAAGAGAAATTTACAAGTAACAGTAATATCCTTTTCTAAAAAAGGACAATAACCTGTTACAGGTTTGAAGTCATACATAAAAACACCTCCTTTCAGGATATATTTTATCATTTTTGGTGGTGTTTTTATATGTGTAGAGCAAGCGAGGTGATTTATAATTAACAATATAAAGTTAAAAGTACACATAAAAAATGGCAATATCTATGATATAACTGATATAGTTGAGAAAGTAACTTGGAGTGGTGATTATAAGTCGCCTTCTAGGACACTAGAGTTTTCTATAGTTCAATCGCCTTCTGATATTAATTTTAGGCAGATAGATATACCTATAGCTAGTACAGTTTGTTTTTATGTAGATGATAAAGAAATCTATAGAGGAATGATAATTAATAGGTCTAAAGACTCTAGTAATAATAGTATTAGTTTTGTATCTAAGGATATGGGTTTTTTACTTACTCAAAGCGAAGTATCATACAATTTTAAAGATAAGTTGGTTGAAGATATTACGAAACAAGTATTTAATGACAATAAATTTGCAATAGGAAACATACCTAAAACTGGTGTTAAATATACTAAGGTGTTTATTGGTGTAACTGGCTACGATACTATAATGAGTGCATATACAGAAGCTAGTAAGACAACTAAAAAAAAGTATATGATAGAGTCTAGTGTAGATAAATTTAACGTTATTGAAAAAGGCACAGTTACACTAAATGTTATGTTTGAAGAAGGTTCAAATCTTATAAATACTAGTTTTTCAGAAAGTATGGAAAATGTAAAAAACAAGGTATTAGTTGTAGACCAATACGGTAATAAAATAAGTGAGAAGGTCAACGATGAGATTTTTAAGGATGTTGGAGTAATAATGCAAAAAGTTATACAGCAACAAGAAAATAGTACTGTAGATATAGAAAGCGAATTTAAAGGAATAGAGCAGACTTGTAATTTAAAAGGGTATGGCGATGTAAGTTGTATAACTGGCAGAGGTGTAAAGGTAAAAGATTCTTATACTGGCTTAGTTGGGTTATTTTATATAGATACAGACAAACACAACTGGGATAGTAACGGAAATTATGAGATAGATTTAGATTTGAATTTTCAAAATATCATGGATGAAAAGACAGCAGGGCAGGATGAACAGAAGGAAGAAAGTTCAGACTTAACTGGTGAAGGAACTCTAAATGGGAAAGAAGTAAAAGCAGAATTTACAGCTTATTATCCATCTAATAATCAAATGGAAGGTGGCTACTACCAAGCCATGGACAATAAAAAGCTCGTACCTTCAAATAATACTTGTGCTGCACCTCCACAACTTAAATTTAAGACAAAAATTCAAGTGAAAGGGACTGGAACAAATATAGACAACAAGACATATATGGTCACAGACAGAGGAGGAGCTATTAAAGTAGTTAATGGAGTATATAAAATAGATATACTAATGTCTAGTAAAGAAGAATGCAATAAGTTTGGTAGAAGAAAAGGAACAATAATAATTGGAGATGGAACAGGATATACAAATGCAACAGGAAAGGCAAAAGAATTAATTAGTATAGCAAAAAGTAAATTAGGTTGTAAGTATGTTTGGGGGGCAACTGGGGAGAATACTTTTGATTGTAGCGGATTTACTCAGTGGTGCTATAAAAAGTTAGGTATAAACATTCCTAGAGTATCAAGAGACCAAGGAAAAGCAGGTAAAGCAGTAAGTAAAGGAAGTTTACAACCAGGAGATTTAGTTTTCTTTTCTAGCAAAGGAGCAAATGGCACAATAGACCATGTTGGCATGTTTATTGGAAATGGAGAATTTATTCATTCGCCACATACTGGAGATGTAGTAAAAATAAGTAAGTTAAGTGGTAGTTATTACACTAAAAATTATGTAACAGCTAAAAGATTTTTATAAAAAAGGATGGTGATATAGTGGCTAATCCAATAAATGAGTTTATAGGAATAATAAGAGAAGAAGGGAAGCATTACAATGAACCTTCTTTTTTTATTGGAAAAATTAAAGATAAATTACCTGACTTAAAAATAGAGGTAAATAACATTATATTAGAAAAAGAAGATATTTTAATAGATAGTTGGATTCTTGACAGACAGATAGAAACATTTAACACAGAAACAAGTCAAGAACACCAACATGAAGTAAAAAATCCATTTATAGATACCTTTAAGCCTGATGACATGGTTATAATGTTCAAAATAGGTGATAAATTTGCTGTTGTAAGTAAGTTGGTGAGCTTATAATGAGTATATTTCCATTTATAGGAACACCAGCGGACTATGAAATACCGAAAACAGAAGAATTAGAATTATTTAGAGAAGTGGCTTGGAACTTTGAAAAAGATGAGCCTATTTTGGAAAATGGAGATTTTAAGATTGTTGAAGGAAATGAAGCTATAAAGGTGTGGGTGTATAAGTGTATAAAAACTAATAGATATGAACATGAGGTATATTCGTGGGATTATGGAACAGAGCTATCTGAATTGATAGGTCAAAAATACAGTAAAGGTCTTACAGAAAGTGAAGCATCTAGGTATATAAAGGAGTCTTTACTAGTTAATCCATATATACTAGATATTAATGTTGCAAATACAAAATTTACAGATGATTTATTAAGTGTAGACATAACTATAAATACAATTTATGGGGAGGTGGAAGTTAATGTATAGTAGTCAAACATATGATGTTGTAAAAAATAGAACCCTATCCAATATAGGCTTAGAAGTCTATAAGGGAGAAGGTTCTTTTTTAAGTGATATGGTATCTCCTGTTAATTCAGAGCTAGCAAAATTCTATATAGAACTTTCATATCTTCATAAGAAAGCTTTTATTGAAGATAACTTCGATGATTTTTTAGATAAGAGAGTAAATGAGTTTGGAGTATATAGAAAGCTAGGAACGGAAGCAACTGGAGAAGTAATATTTGAAGGAAAAGTTGGAACAGTTGTTCAAAACGGAACTATTATATCTTACAATGAGTTATTATTCGTAGTAATCAAAGATATAGAAATTAGTTCAGAAATCGAACAAAATACAAGCCCTGTACAGGCTTTAGAAATTGGTATTAGATATAATATGCCTGCAAGTACTGAATTTAAGTTACAAGACGAAATAGCTGGAGTAACAAGAATTTATAATAATGTAGATTTTAGAGGTGGCACAGAAATAGAAACAGACGAAGAATTAAAAGAGAGATTCTATAAAATACAGAAAAATCAAGCTACAAGTGGAAATAAGGCTCATTATGAAGAATGGGCTTTAGAAGTTGAAGGGGTATATAATGCAAAGGTATATCCAAGATGGAATGGAGCAGGAACAGTTAAGGTTTTATTGTTTGGACAAAATAATCAAGCTGTTGACTCAGAAGTGATTGAAAGATGCAGAGAACATATTGAGGAAGAAATGCCAATAGGGGCTACGCTAACAGTTGCAACACCTTCTATCTTAGATATAAGTATAAGTGCATCTATAAAATTAGAAGCTGGATATACATTAGATTTTGTAAAAGAAAGCTTCTTAGAAAACATTAATAGTTATTTAATAAATATCAATAAAGAAATAATTTACACTAAAGTAAGCGCAATACTTGCGTCTATTGAGGGAATACACGACTTTAGTAATTTATTATTAAATAATAAAGCTGAAAATATAGTATTTGAAGAGGATAAAGTACCAAGCGTGACAACACTAGAATTTAGCGAGGTGGTTTAATGAAACTAATTGATAAGCTACCTTCTTTTTATAACAATTCTATTACTGGTAAAATACAAGAAGCTTATGACATAGAACTAAGCACACTTAGAGAAACATATGACGATACATTCGACCAGTTTTTTGTAGATACTGCAACGTGGGGGCTTGATTACTGGGAAAATATTTTATCTATTAAAAATAGATTCGATTTAAGTATAGAAGATAGAAGAAGTAATATAAAAGCAAAAATGCGTGGCAAGGGTACAACTACTATAGAAGTTATAAAAGCTATAGGAGAAGCTTACACAAAGACCAATGTTGATGTAAAAGTATTTAGTAATCTATTTAGTTTTACACTTAGTTTTATAACAAATAATTGTAGTTATAACACTATTTTAGAATTAGATAAGAAAATAGAAGAAATGAAACCTGCGCATCTTGAACACAAATTCGAGAGGATATTATTTAATAAAAATGGACTTTATACAGGTGCAGCAATTAGTACAGGAGAAACAGTTACAATATATCCTTATGTGCCTAGAGATTTAGAAAGTTTTGGAGAAATAACTATTTGCAGTGGAAATGATAGGACATTAGAAAAAGTAACATTATACCCTAAAAAATAGAAATGAGGTGATAAAATTGGCAGAACAACAATATTTTACTTTAGTAACTAACATTGGTAAGGCAGCGATAGCGAATGCGAGTATTACAGGTGAAAGAGTAGATTTTGCAAAAATAAAGGTTGGAGATGGTGGAGGGAACTCTTATACTCCAACTGAGAGTCAAACAGCTCTAAAAAAAGTAGTTTGGGAAAGCACACTTGAACATGCGCAAGCAGATAAAGACAATCCTAACTGGGTAGTAATACAAAAATTTATACCTGGAGATGTTGGAGGATTTGAAGTAAGAGAGGTCGGGTTATTTGACTCTAAAGACCAATTATTGGCTATTTCTAGTTATCCAACAACATATAAACCTAAAGCTGATTCGGGGACTGTAAAAGAACTCTTAATAAAAGTTATATTAGTTGTATCTAATGTAGCTAATATAAATCTAAAAGTAGACCCAACCGTAATTTTAGCAACTTTAAAAGATATACAAGAATTAGGTACTAAAATAGATACAACTGAAACAGAATTAACAAGCAATTTAGAAACTGCTAAAACAGAGTTAAATAACAAAATAGGGGATACAACACAACTTACCACGACAGATAAAACAAATATAGTTAGCGCAATCAATGAGGTGAAAACTAGAGTAGATAGTATAGAAACAACCGCAGAGAA